TCATCCAGGCAGAAGCGCCGACCAGTGCGGTTAGGATGGTTATGACCGCTGCGATAGTGGATACGACCGTCTTTACGCTGATTAGCCAAGAATTTTGCTGATTTTCTGCTTTTGCAGCGGTGCTCATGAATACCCTCGGAATGACGTTCGCCGAATGGCTGAATTATCGGCGAATACATCCCGTGATTTTGCTCGGATCAAAGCTAGGCGCCCCGCGGCAGCGCTGACGTAAGCGCTTGACATGCGTACCTTTTGGGCCTACCCTTACGGTCATGGGCACGCACTTCGCGGCGCCCGACTCTCCGAAAGGAACGCTCATGAAATCGCCTTTTCGCGCGACCGCTCGCGCGCTTGGACTCACTCGACATGCACTTCACGCCCCCGACGCCCGAAGACCTCGAGCGTCTCAAGCAAGAACTTGGCTACAGCAGCACGCAGATGGCCGAACTGTTCGGGGTTTCGACCGGCCGGCAATGGCGCAAGTACACATCGAATACGGATCGCCGAGACATGGGGCTGCACATGCTGTTTTTCGCGATGGCTCGGCTGGAATTCGACGCCAAGGCGATCGAGCGCGTGCTCGATCGGATGAGGCGGGCCGGCGCGCAAGTCGACCTGGCGCCCGATGGAGATCCGCAGCCGTAGCAATGACGGTTGGCTGTGCGGCTGCTTCGCTCACGGCATGCGGCGGCGGCGGTGGAACTTCTACTGCGCCGAGCGCGCCGCCACCGCCCCAAACGAAGAGCGCCACCACTTCACCCACACCTGTCTGTGCCGCTCTCACAGCGCAAGGCGGGGGGGCGACGCCCTCCTGCCATATCACCCTCGCATGGGATGGCGATAGTACGAACCGGGGTTACGACAAGGATTCACCCTGCACCGGGCCATCACAAGTTGGCCTAACGGATAGCACCACTCTCGCGTGCCCTACGCCCGCGCAGATGCTCCAAGCCGATTTCGACGCCACATTCGGCCCCGGGGTTGTGGGAGTGATCGATATGTCCGCGCCCGGCTCCACTTTCAAATCGGACCTTGCTGGTACGTCGCCGAACCTTGCTCCCCTTGCAACGCGCCTCGCCAATTTGCCCGTTCACGCCAACATCGTCGTGACCAATAGCGAGATCAACGATCAGTACCTCTTGGGCGAGGACGCATCGACGTTCGCTAGTTGGACGCAGCAATGGATCCAGACCGTGCAAGCGTATGGAGCAATACCGGTCTACGCCGAACCGAATCCGATTTGCCGGTCCGACATGAATTTCTTTGATCCGAACACAGGAACGAACGCTCTGGTAGCGGCGGCAGACCATGCATTCACATCGGCGAACGGTTACGTTCTATCGAACCTTTCCTCGTGGGAGAACTACACCGCGCCGCCGAACGTTCAGCCGTGGAACGTTGCGTGGATGAGCAGCGACTGCGTTCATCCGAATCAGAGCGGCTATGCACAGAAGGAGAAGAACTATTTCCCAGCGCTCGAAGCGATCGTCAAACAACTGATCGCCAGCTAAGGCGCTATACTCTCGATCAAAAGGGAATTCCCTACAAAATCATTACTGAGAGCGCGGGGCATGAAATGGTCGGGCATCACATCGTGGCTTCGATCGCGGCCTGGTTTTGCAGCCAGGTCGACGATTGTGATATTCAAGAGACCTATGCATATCGCGCCGGATGGCTGGCGTCAGAACACCTCGACAACTTCAATCCCTACGCTCCCGGTACTGAGTCGTTCCATCATTGGGAATGCGGACACCTTGCGCAGCAGCGTTATGCAATGACTATTTGGTAGTCGGCCAAAGGAACCTAAATGGCAGAGCGGGACTTGTTAGAAGCGGCCGCCCGGGCCGCGGGGATCGATTTGATCTTCAATGACAAGGGAGAACCTGGATACTACGGATCTTGGCGTGGCCTGCCGCAATGGATCGACTGGAATCCCCGCGAAGATGATGGCGACGCGCTGCGGTTGGCGGTGAAAATGAAGATGGATGTGACTATCGGCCAATCAGTCAAAGTCGTTTGCACAACCAACGAGCACGATGCAGTACGTATCGTGTTGCCGCTTGGCGATGATGCGAACGCCGCCACGCGTCGTGCAATCGTCACGGCGGCTGCAGAGATTGGGCTGCAGATGTGACGCGCCGCAATAGCGGGCTAGGAGGAGGGATGTTTCAAATAACTTGGCTCGACCCGCACCAAACCGTGGCGGTCGAAAGTGGGCTCGGACTTGACGCAATCGGCTGTCGCCTAATCAAAATTTCGATGAAAAAATACGAAAACGCTCCGACGGATGAACAGTGGGCGGTCCTTGCGGCGCTGCGATTCTTCTTGGCCGCATCCGTAGTCGTCGGTCACTTCTCTCTCTTCATACGGCTGGATCCCCATCACATCATCGGGAACGGCTATTTAAATCCAGGTAGTGCAGTGTTCGGTTTCTTCATCCTCTCTGGATTTAGCATTGCTTCCAGCGTATCTCGTGAAACGAACGGGTTCTATGGGCGCAGGTTCGTTCGGATATGGCCACTTTATGTTGCGTGCATCGCTTTTGGCGTGGCCGTGTCCGTATTTTTAGCGCCTCAAGGGTTCGACTGGCCGCTCGGCGGCAATCTTCCTCGCGCTTCTGCATATCAAACTGTCGTTTCGCTGCTGATGCTCCAAACGATCCTGGCGTACCCGGTTGCCACCGTGGGGCCGATCTGGTCGTTGAGCGCAGAGTGGTGGCATTATATGATCGCCCCAGCATTGAAGCGCATGTCGAATGCGATGCTACTCGCTTGGGTTGCTCTCTCCTTCGTGGCGTTCCTGACGATCTTGCCGCCAGCCGGCCATGGTATTGACATCCTTGAGCACGGCAAGGCGATCGTGACCTCGTCATGGCTCTGGATGTCTGGCTTTCTTTACTACAGGATGCGAGGAACGCCCCTTGGTTTCATCCTGCTTGCGTTGCCGTCGACCTTCGCAGCGAGTATTGGGCATTTCACCGGCGCGCCGCTATTCATCTCCATCTTCGTGCTCATAGCCAGCAGCGAACTCCGGGTTCCTAAAACTTGGCTGCGTCCGCTCAACTTCCTCGGCGACTATTCATACGCTCTGTACCTCTTCCACTATCCTGCATTTATCGCGGCGTTGCTCCTCGGATCCACAAGATCGATCGTGACGTTGGCTTCTGCCTTCGGCGTTTCTCTCGTAGCGCTTCTTGCGATTGACTACCCGGCACGCAGGATTTTTAAGAGAGCACCGGAATCGCCTGTGCTCGCCGCATGAATGAACAACGCCCGCAAGCGCGGGCGTTTTCTATTGGGTAGTGGAAAAATGCGTGGGCGGTGGCGTGAAAGTTGTCCCATCATAGGTGTACCCGGGCCCCACCCAAGGAATCGACTCTAGATTGATGAGCGAATCGCTACCCGGATATTCCGACTGTCCATCCCATACGATGACGTTTTCAACTACGCCGTTGGCAATCACTGCGTATCGTCCTGTCATTTATGCATACTCCCAAATTTCGACATAGCCTTGGTAGCCAGCATACCCCACGGACGCTGGTGCCGAGAATCCATTAGCCGTCCCGCCGCCTCCGCAGCCGTATTTCACTGCAGCATTCGTGGGCGTCGTTCCGCCGCCGCCCATTCCGGGTAAGGCGAAGCCGCCGGAACCGATTGCTACGGCTTGAGAATACCCTGAACCGTTTCCGTTTAAGTTCTTGAAGCCCCCCGAAGCCGCGGCGTTACCCGCCGGACCAGCTACGACGGAAAGGGTACTTGTTCCTGAGATGCCGCCGCCATAGCCACCACCTGCGCTCGCCGTAAGAAAGGTGGATGCGCCACCATTACCACCTGCTCCTCCAGCGGCGCCGGCCGCGCCTGCAGCCCCGACAGTGACTGCCGCACCAGAAAAGCCGCTGGTGAATAGTGCTTCAACATACGCTCCCTCGGAGCCTGGACCACCTGCGGAAACAGTGTTGGAGGCCGTCCCCAATGCCCCCCCCGATCCGCCGCCAGCGCCTTGCAGCTTCGCGACAACACGCGTGACGAGCGAACTCGAAGGTGTATAAGTGCCGCTCGACGTGAAGCGCTGAATTCCGATCAGGCGCCCGGTGGCTTGGCCGAGCTGCATCGGCTGAGTGGTCAGCGTCGCCGCCGCAATGCTCTCCGCGGGTTGCGTGATGTTCGTGCCGTCCCCTATGATCTTCTGCTGGCCGGCTGCGAGCGCAATGCCGGTGCCAGCCGCAGTCTTCGCCGTGATCGTGAAGGCGCCAGTCGTGTTGTTCACGACCGTCCATTCCTTCGTCCACGTTGGAAAGATGAGTTGAATGTTGCCAGTGAGCGAGCCCGCAAGCGTGATTTTGTTCTTAGCGGCCTGTGCGGGCGTGAGCGTCACATTGGCGTTGGTGAGGCCGGTGATCGGCGTCACGCCGTAGTTATAGCCCGGCACCCAGTTCGCAGCGCTGCCATCAGTCGCATCGGGATTCGTTTGGTTGTTGTCGGCCGTGTTGAGCCAGAACCCCGTCAAATCAGCGCGCATGAGACAGGCGCCGTTCGGATAGCCGCCGACGTTCGTGTCGGTCGTGAAAGCGCTATTCCACGTGTACGCCCCACCGGCATGCCCCCATCGCAGCGATTGGGTGATCTCATACAGTATGCCGTTCATGTCGAGACCAGCGGGAGGCTTACCACCGGCAACGATCGCTGTCCGCGTCGCCGGAGGGAAACCGTCGGCGTACGATGCCCCATTGGGTACTGTGGGGAGCTGAGACGCCTCAGGGATGCTATTGCGTCCGCCGGTCGCGGCGAAGGCGAGCGGCATGAGCTTGGGTGTTTGGCTCGATTGCATGTCAACTTTCCAGATAGAAGACGCCTTGGTCGAATGGGGCAGAACTACTTCCCGCTTCGGCAAAGCCAAAAACATTCGGTACAGGGATCTGCATGGTCGTTGCGAGAACGCCGGTAGGCCGAGGCAGCACGCCAGATTGATTGACGATCGCTTCCTCCCATGGCTCGAGGAAAAACTCGAATGTGTATCGCATTGCCATGCTGCCAAGGTCGTTCACGTAGCATCGCCCGCGTCCGGCAAAGAGGTTCTGTAGCAGTTGATTCATGCTGCGCGTCGACCCATCGCAAATGTTCGCGATGGCCTTAGCGAGGATCAGTGTGCGAAACGCGTCGTCTTGCAGCACGTATGTCTGCGTATTAACCGCGCCATCGTAAAACGTGCCCTGGTCGAACGGCGCTGCGCTGTCGGTGCCCGCCTCGTTGAACCCGAAGTTGATCTCGCTAAGAGGGATAGTGAGCTTGCGGCCGTTCTCAAGCCCGACAATTCGCCCCCAGATGTCGAGCCCCTTACCGCGGGCGGTATCGACGTTCCAGATGAGATCGTAGAATGCGTCGATGTCCGCGCTCGGGTCGATATACCCGTTCATGTTCTGAATCAGTTGAGCGAGCGTCGGGCTGTTCGCGTACTGACTAAGAATGGTCTGTTCGACGTTATCCATTAGATCGGTTGTACGGAAATGTTTGCTGCCGTAATTGTAGGGGTCTGGTCTATTCCGATAACCAGGGAATTTTGATTGGCGGATGAAATGCCGAGCTGAATGGACAGCAATTCGACGGACGGATCGACGGCCATGACACCCGGGTAATATCGACCGGCGAACATTGTCATGCCCGAGCGAGCACGCGATCCCCCATCAGCCCCGGTGAACGCAGCGACGATCGCGTTTTGGATCAATTGCACATAGTTCGAAGGCAAGGCAGGGTTATTCACCACCTGAACCGCGAAAAGGATTGGGGTCGGCGTGAGCGTTTGATATTTCACCGTATATTGCGGATACGGCGGATCGTATCCGTCGGTGTCATAGACCGTCACCGGCGTGTTGCCGTAGTAGTCACACCCGGGTCCGCGCTTGATCCAAATGGCGTTGCCGATGTCTTGCGCAGCGCCGCCGTAGACGCCCACGTACATGCAGTGCGCGGGAATCGTCACAGCGCCTATCGTCACTGGCGAGCCGCTCGGGTTGTCGGTGACGTAGGCGTCAAGCACGCCGCTGACACCAAGAACCGAGCCTCGCACTGACGGTACGGTCCCTTTTGAATTTTTCGCTACCGACTGCCGACGCTTATATTCGAAGTCCGCGCGGCTCTCAACGTTGCGTCCGATGACGCCCGACACGACGCTCACCGTGTCCCAGCCAGGAATCGCTTGCGAAATAGACACTTGATTGGCGGCCGGAATTGCGATTGGGCCCGTTGTCGCATACGCGAACCCAAGCGTGATGGTGCCGCTCGACGGGATGACTCCGGCCTGCGTGCAAAGGATGACGTTGCTGCTTTGATCCTTGATGCGCGCGCCAACCGGAATCGGCGTATTCACGAGGCCCCCGCACGCAACCTGTAGCGCCGTGGGCAACGCTGGCTCGCGTTCGATGAAGTAGATGCGGCCGATACCGTCCTGCCACCGGCCGGTTGAGGTGTCGGGGTCGACACCATTCACGACCTCGAGCATGTCGTCGTTCTTGGCCGCGATGATGGCCGTCGTGCTCTGCGCGAGCTGCCCCTGAGGGGTTTTGGTGTTCGGCGTGCCGTCTTCGTTCGCGATGTTCATGTTGCCGCCGAACGCGGCATTCGAATCGGCGAGCACGCCCGTCAGGATGGATGACTCGTCGGGAACGATCGGACCGGACGGGTCCCAATTGATACCGGGTACGCTTGAACTGGGAGTCGACATGGGAACCTCAGAAATTGGCAACGAAGGGCTGACCGGAAGTCGTCATACCCTGCACCTGGCCGGTAAGCACGCGATCCTTTAGGCCGGTGATGAAGCACTGCGCCGAGGCGACGCCCTGGACGGTTTTCGCCGCGGCGACGATATCGGCCTTGACGAGCTGCAGCGGCGGCCGCTGGCCGAGGATGTCGGACCAATACGGCACGCCGTCGGTCGTGTTGAACCAGCACTCTCCGAGGAACGTGCGCACGGCGCTGGCCACGTCCTGCGCGATCGCATAGGGCTCGCTCGCGACGGCGATATTTCCGCTCGCGTCGAGGCACAGATCCCAGGTCGTGCGATCTAGAAGAAGGGTGTTAGGCATGCTTGCTCACTGCGGCGGTCCACCGAGGCCGGTGCCGCCCGAATTGGTGTGTTGGTGCGTACTGTCGATCGCGTGCCCGTTCGACGTGATGGAACCGAAGAACTGCACGACACCTGTGATCGTCGCGGCAACGCCGCTCGCGATGCTGCCCGACATACCGGCGAGGAACGACAAGAGCCCCTGTACGATCACGGTGCCGCTAAAGCCCGACTGCGGCGAATTCACGGTGAATGACGTCGATGCATCGACTTCGACGAGTGGCGCCTGAAATGAGATCTTCGTCGGCGAAACAACCGCGATGCCGGCCGCCGAAAACTGGAAGTACTGCGTTGGCGCTTTGTTGAGAAAGCCGCCGAGATAAAGGCCGTCGGACAAGTCGAAGAGACGCTTCGAGCCCGGGTTTGCCTGCCCTTTGTTCGCCTTAACCGACGAGATGTCGCGGTCCTCGATGATCGCGACGCCAATGTCGCCTTCCTGTGGGTCGATGATGACGGCGTTCGCGCCGCCCTGTAGACGGAAATACGGCAGGTTGTGCACGACCTCATGCGGTACGGCGTTGTCCGAGCCGTCGACCTGATTGACCAGCGGCAGCACGTCAACGAAACCAACCGGCGAGACGCCGCCGCTATTCGTCACGCTCGTCACTTCCACGAGCCGCGCGCCGGCGACCGTGCGCAAGATCTGCCATACGACGAATGAGATCGCCCCGATGTCGGATGCCGCATCGGTTGGCTGCTGCAGGCCGCGAAAGCCGAAGGCGTCAGAGACCATTTTGCGGATACGTCCCTAGGTCGGAGAACCACGCGCCGCCCGGCGTCTCGCTTTCGAGTGCGTGCGTGAGTCGAAAAACCGTCCACATGCCGCAGGCAACCGGCAGCGAGCTTTGCACCTGGACGGTCCCGCCCACCTTGATCGACGGATTGAATTCGGTCGACAGCTCGAGCCCGTTGCTCGTGAAGCGCGGGTAGCTCACGAGGCCGGTCTCCGGCGCGATCAAAGGCACGTCGCCTGATCGGGATCCGCCCTTCGGCCAAATCGCGAGCGTGCCGCGATCGATCAGGTAGGAGATGCCGGCCGCGCGCGCGCATGAGCGCACCTGCATCAGCGCCGTGCCCGGGAGGTACGGATTCGATAGCTGGACCTGCACGCCGTTGTTCTCGAAGGCGAGGCCCATCGTTTGCGCGAGCTGCTGCATGATCGATGCGACGTCGGTCGCGCCGACGAAGCTGAGCGCTCCTACCGGCTTGATCGCCTCAATCAGGCCCGCGTAGCCGATGATGTTCAGCGGCGTCTCAGGCGCGCCCTGATATTCGCCCCAAGCGTCGCCGATCGTGCCGGAATAGACCACCTGCATCCCGTTCTCATCATCGCCGGCGGCGAGCAGCATCGAATTCTTCGCGCGGATCGCCGTATTGATCGGGCCGATCGTCGTGAGCTGGTTGACCATCGACAGCGGCACGCCATAGACGCGCACCTGCGCGGCCGCCATGGCGTCGCCGCCGGGCACCGTGATGAGCGACTGCACGCGCAGGCCCGTCAGCGTCACAGTATTGGACCCGGTATCGCCGAACTCGCCCGTGCCGAGCGTGATCGTCACGTCGATGCGCTTTTTCGTGAAGCTCATGTGAGCCCCGCCGTAGTGAGATCGCTCGCCTCGAGGTACACAAGCTGATAGCGCGCGCCGAGGCCATCGTAGGTCGGGTCGGAGACGCCCTGCGTGTCAAAAAATGCGAGATCGCCGATGAAACCAAGGTAGGCGTGGCGAATCAGCACCGTGCGATCGAGGCACAGCACGCCACTCTTGAGCGGCGCATTGTTGATCGCGAGATCCAGATACAGGCCCGTCGTCTTCGCATAGACCTTGATCTGGCAGTTTTGGCCGGCAAGCAGCGTATTCAGCCTTTGCGACGGCTTGGCCGAGAGCGGGATAACGAGCATCAGAGCACCCCGCCCGGGCCCGTCGTGACGGCGAGCGGCCCGAAGAGCGTCGCCTGTCCAGCCGTCGGCGTTTGCGGCTGCACCTGGCCGAGGTTCGACGGGTCGGCCGACGCGGGATTCTGCGTATTCTGGAACTGCGCCCCCCCCGTGATGCGCACCTCTTCAAGGTGCACGTTCACCTTCAATAGCGTGGCTCCGTTTCGAGTCTCGCGGTGCAAATCGTAGGAGACAATGTTCGCGTTCTGGTAGGTCGTCTCGGGGCAAACGATCGAATACAGGTCGGTCGACTGCTTGGCGCCTTCGATCGAGGCCAAGAACATGCCGCGCTCCGACGCATTGCGGCCGCAAACTAGTTGCACCGTCGAGGCAAAGGGGACCTGCACTTTATTGACGTCGGCGAAGGCGCCCTGCTCCTGCGGATAGCTGGAAAGGCGCGAATCGGCCCGGTAGTCGAGTACGGTGACAGTGTCGGCGATTGCCACGGGATTGCCGAATCTATCGAAGATGCCCCACACCGGCCGCAGCGCGTCCGTGAGGATGCCAACGACGTCGCCCGAGAGTAGCTCCGTGACAAGTTGTGCAGGGTTCGCCAAAGGATTGCGCAGCACGGGCGGAACGCCGTCAGCGAACGGCACATCAGGGTATTGCGGCACGGCGATGATCGGCATCGGCATTTCAGCTCATCCCCGTGTTGGCCTGCGGCACCATGAAGGTATAGCGCTTCATCGCCTGGCCGAAGTCGCGCGCGATGCCCGCGGCGTCCGTCGCTTGCGTATGGATATTGATCGGACCGTTCACGTGCGTCTCGGCGTGAGATGTGCTCGCCGATGGGGATACACGCGGCGCGGGTGCGGCCGCCGCTGTAGTCTGGCCAGCGATTTGCGCGGCGTTGAGTTGACCGAGCGTCGAATAGAGCACGTTGGCATAGGCCTGTCGATTGGCGATATTCGCTTCGTTGGCGCCCGGGCGCTCATACAGTTTGGAATGGATCGCCGCGGCGTCCGCCGCCGTGCGCGCCGCGCGAAGCGCTCGCCCAGCCTCCTGTTCTTTACCCTTCGTTAGCTCGTATTGCATGAACGCGAGCTGCTCTTCGAACGTGGAGTCCTGAAGGCTATGGCCGGCGAACTTACGGAAGTCGTCGACGCGAGTGCCAAGCCATTGACCGATGCCATAGGCGCCGCTCGTCGGATTCTGAGCGCTGGGGTCGAGGTGACTCTCTTGCGTCAAGCTGCCGGCGATGCCAGCAGCTTGCGCAGGCGTCCAGCCTTGCGAGATGAAGTAATCCATTGCCTGCTTCTGTCTGGCACCTTCCGACGTGCCGAACGACTTTTTGAGCCACGCACCGAGCTTTCCGAATCCACCTGGCGGCGGTTGATCGACGTCCGGCGTAACTGCTCCACCCGCTTGTGCCTCGGCCACGTACTGATCGTGGTTGGGGCCGGCCGGGATCGCTTTATCGAAGGCGAGCTTACGCACCTCCTCTGCGACGAGTCCGAGCGCGATTAGCGCGCCAGGCCCAGACGTAGCCACACGCGCCAAGCCCCCGCCGACACCGTCGAGCGCAGTAGCAAGCCGAAAGAGTGGCATTGCGATCGACAGGATCTTGAGCGCACCGAGCGCGAGAATGACGTTCTTCCAGCCGCCGACAGCGTCCGCCGCCTCGTTGGCCATCTTGACGAACTTGCTCACGTCCTTGTTCGCTTCGTCGAGCCATTGGCTAATGTCGTCCTTGTGCGAGGCCACCCAATCGGATGCCTTCTGCAATTGGCCGATCCACTTTTCGAATGTCGGCATCAAGTCCAGCAAGATCGTCGTGCCAACGTATTGCAGGCGATCGCGCAGGTCGAGCCATTCGTTTTTCAGTTCGAGCGCGCGCTTGGCCTGCTCTTCGGTGATCGCCGAGTTTTTCTTCTGCGCGTCGACGAGCGCCAAGACAGCTTGCGGGCCCTGCTTGAGGAAATTGAACTCGTCGTCGCCAATGCCCATCGATTGCGCGACGAAGCGCGCGCGCCCCGGGTCCACGTCGAACATCTGCTTGATGATGCGCGAGCGCGCGAGCAAGTAGCTGTTGCCGTCCTTCAGGTCGTTGACCGATCCGCCCATGCGTAGGAACCACTGCACGCCCTCGGTCATCTGGCCGAACTTCAACTTCGAGACATCGTTCTGCGATGCCTGAAGTGCAGCGGTGATACCGGGCGCCGAGCCGCCAGCGCGCTCCGCGGCGCGCTGCCATGCCGATAGCTCACGCGTGCTCATTTGCAGGTTCTTGGCCATGAAGCCAAGGTTCGCCGCTCCGTTGATCGTGCCCTCGGCGAATTCCTTGATGCCGACGCCGGCAGTGAAGAGAGCAGCGAGAGCAAGCACCTCCGTACGCACGCGTCGAAACGATTCGGCCGCTCTCTTGTTGTCTTCCTCGATTTTCTTGGCCGCGGCGCGCTCTTCGGCGGTCAGCTTCTTCGTGGCCTGGGACGCCTCGGATTTGCCGCGCTTGAACGCGCTCGTGTCAAGGCCGAGGGTCACTACCAGCGCGTCGACGATCGTCATACCCACGATCAATTTCTCCTTTCGCTTGCGACGCGCTCGTTATGGCTGTCGACGGTGATTATTTCGAGCAGATCATGCAGGTCTTCTTGTCCGTAGACGGTTTGCAGCTCGTACAGCGTGGCCTTGCCGCGCGAGACGACCGTGCCGATCGTGCGCGGCACATTGGGGTACTCGATCAGGCCGCGGACTGATCCGCCGCTCCAAGCGCCTGCACTGATTGGGCGGCGGCGATAAAAGAATCCATGTGCAGCATGAGAACGGCCTTGCGCAGCTTTAGGCGCGTCGCGACCTCCTCGATGTCGTCGTCGATCAGTGGGCGCGCGCCGCCGGGCTTGCCGGGTTCGAACTCGTACTGCACGCAGGTCATCATCTCGGCAAAGAGCGGCTTAGCCAATTCGAACGGGACCTTCGAGAGCGATTTGATGCCAAGCGCCGCGACGCCCGCGAAGCCCGACGCGAGAATTTCGTCGGGGACCTCCACGCCGCAATTCATGGCAGTGAAGAGCGCGCGCGTAGCCCATTCTTCCGAGCGAGCCGCCGACATTTCCTCGATGAGGAACCGCTTACCCTTGTCGCGACCGTCCATCGCGAGAAATGACGATTGCTTGCGTGCCATATCAGTACGGGGCCGGGACGACCGATTCCCAGGTGATCTCGTAGGTTTGAGGTTGGAGTGTCTTCTTGCCGTCCGGGACGATCTTGCCGCGCGTGAGCGTGCCGTTATTCATCGCGAACTTCTTGCGCGGGCCGGGCAGCGAGACATTCCCGGTCCATGGATAGATATCCTTCAAGGCGTCCTGCGCGGCGATGACCGTGTCGAGTAAGAGGATTGAGTCGGAGTTCGCCTGCAAAGTAAACCGCCATTTCACGTTGTGCGGAATCCATCCACTCGATTGCTTGCCGTCGAGGCCGAGGGACACTTCGGCGAGCTCGACGTCGTCCGTGTCGAAAATGTCCTCGGCGGCATAGCCTTGAAGCCTCTGCGCGACCGGAAAGATCGTCGCGACCGCGAGCATGATGACGCTGTTGGCGCTTGTGATTGAGCCTGCCATGACTGTTGCCCCTTACTGAACGAGGATCGAGGCCATCTGGACGACTTGCACCGAGCCGCCGTCCATGTACCAGAAGTTGATCGGAGGAGAGCCGCGGGCGGCTCGCACAGTCGGCGTCGTCTGCGAGGCAAGCACTTGCAAGTACCAGCCGCGCGAGGAGAGGATGCCGTCGATCTGCACGCCCGCGGCTTGGTTCACCTCTTGCGCCTGGGTGCTCGACAGCAGCACGCCGGCCTGCAGACCGCCGAAATCGGAGAATTGGTTGATCGTGTCCATCAGCCACGATTCGATGATCGTGTCGCCGTCGGCGTTGTACGGCACCGAATTGTCCTGCGTCAGCCCTTCGACGATGTCGAGCTGGAACTGGTTATTCAGCCAGATCTGATTGACGTAGGAGTCGATCCACTCGTACTGGCCTGCGATCTGGCCCGGCGAGAAGAACGTGAATTGCTGATTGGCCGTCGCGAACTGCGCGACCATGTTGTAGCCGTTCGCCTTCAGGTTCGTGTAGACGGTCGCATCGGTGACGGTAGGTGTCAGGCCCGACTGCGATTTGAACGCGGTCGTGATGCGCCCGCGGCGCGCCGTGAAGTCGATCGATGCGATCGTTCCGAGCAGGAAGGCCGCGTCGTTCACGTCCTCATAGATCGGCACGACGCCCGACATATTGCCCTGGTCGACCAAGTAGCCAAACGAGGACGTCGCCGGGTTGTTCGTCGTCGGGCTTTGGTCCGTATCCCAGCCCGCATAGACATAGCGATTTCCCTGTCCCGCCGTCCACGTGGCGAAGGCCATCTTCTGCGTGTTCCCGGTCCCGTTGTCCGGATCGAAGTCCGTCATGAAGCCGGCCCAATTCTGCGTGACCTTGGCGAGCGCGTTCATCGCGGCGGCCGGCGTCGACGCGACTGCGCCCTGCGACAGCACGGCGCCCGTGGCCGACGTGAGGTTCAGGCTCGCCGAGAGCGTGCCGGTAGCAAAGGCGATCGTCGATGCCGCGCCCGTGATGCCCGAGGTGATCGTGAAGGCGCTCGACTGGCTGTCGAATGCGACGGCCGGCGCGATGAATGCGCCCGTGAGCGCTTCGCTCGCGACCGTCTGCGAGTTGTTCACGCTGTAGGTGCCGACGCCGCCCGTGCCAGTCAGGAAACCGGTAATCACCGTGCTGGCGGCAACGCCAGCACCGCCGAGCTGTTGGCCAATTGCGAGCGCGCCAGACGTCACCGCCGAAACGGTCAACGTCGAGCCGCTGATCGAGCCAGTGACGCTTGCCTGCGTCTGGGTCGTTGCGGCGAGCCCCGTCTGAATCAGCGCGGCCGCCGCCGAGAAGCTCGACGCGCTCGCCAGGTTGATCGAGGCGGCGGACCACGTGAAGCCGTCGACAACCACCGAGAGCGAGCCGGAGAGCGCCTGCAATTGCGAGAGCGTCATGGCGGCCAGCGAGCCGCCGCGCAACCACGCGGAAACCGGCGCCGTCGGATATTGCATAAAGCCGAGCGAGCCCGGCTTTTTCGTCGAATTATCAAAGCCGCCGAAATACTTCGTCGCCAATTGAGCTTGAAGCGATAGATCGCCGAAGTAATTGGCCACGGCGGGCTGCAAAGGGAAAGTCGGAACCGTGCCGATCGGCACTCGCTTGCTCGTCGTGAGGATAATCCCGACGAGATCTAGCGCCGAGCCGCCCGCGCTCAATACGCTAGGAGTGGCCGACGCGATAAGGGATGCCGGGATCGACATGGTTTATGCTCCGGGTGGATATGCCGCGTTGACGCTGACGATCTGCACCTTGGCTCGATCGGCGAAATCCTGCGGCGTTTGCGTGATTGGATTGTACTGAATAGCGGCGTCGATTATCCAACGCTGCTCATATTGGTTTTCGCCGTTAATAAACGGCATTTGCCTCGGATCTTCGCAATAAAGCGGCTGTATTTCAGGATTTACGGTCGCGAATTGAATGCACGCATATTCGTCCCGAAAGAGCGTCGCGATGATGGCCGAGTTGTTCGCCGAGTTCGGGCCGTGCACGTCGATCTGCACGCGCATCTCCATTGAGGCGAGCGAGTTGCGTGTGCCCGGGTTCGTACCCGAATCGGTGTACGTGTCGACGTTCGTCGATAGGCGCGGAATCGAGATCTGCGTCAGCTCGACGAAATCGGGCCCCTGCGGCTCGCCCACGCCGTTATCCTGCCCCTTCACTACCTCGGTGCCCGCCGGCAGGATGCCAAGCAAAAACGTGCGCAGCGCCGTGAAGACTTGGGATTCGGTGATCGAGATGGTGACAGGCATGCGTCAGCTCATTTGCTGTTGGATGGCGAGCGAGCACCAATCCGGCCACGTCTCGAGCACCTGCACGACAAGCCATGTCGTGCCGCGCAGATTGATCGGCACAGGCGTCGCGGCGGCGAACTGAAACTTGTCCCCGCCGGCATTGCCCGGGCGGTAGACGCTTCGCCAATCGCCGTTGAGGAAGACCTTGCGCAATACGCCGGTGATGTTCAAGCCGTCGAGATGCTGGATTTCGCGAGCGGAGAGGGCCTGCACCTGCACCTGCTGCGTCGTGCTTGAGTAGGTTGGCGTGCGCGAACCATCGCTGGCTGTCGCATAGCCGGTGCTCTGCAAGAGCGTTGCCGGCGTGTCGGGATTGACGGTCGTGATGACGCCGCGCACGAGGCCGAGCAGGTTCATTCCGGCACCTCGCCGTCGACGACGTCGTACGCGATCGAGTTCATCATGTGCTTGGTGTCACGGAGCACTTGGTCGTGTCCCTTCTTCGCGATGGTGGACGGCTTGTTCGGCGGATCGGTGAATGTAGCGATGGTCTGCTTGATGTCGGTCATCGCGGCCTCTCCGGCGAGCTTGAGCGCTGCCTCGAAGTCGCCGCCATTGCGCTGTAGCGTCACGCCGACGATCTTCGACCAGCGCGTCGCCTTCGCGATCGCCGTCTGACGCATGAAGGGCCGCGGCGGCGTCTCGACGGTCATCCCGTTCACCTGGCGCTGCGTGCCGTATTCGTTCCAGAAGCCGACGAGCGCCGTCGGCGTGCCGTCGGGATAGGTCGAGCCTTCGAGAATGCCAGCGCGCATGGTCTTCGTCGCGCCATCGAGATAGCGCGCGAGCGCCGCATCAAGCTTGCCGCCGCCGGCGACCTTAACGGTAGACATTGCAGTCCGGCGCCGCGAAGTAGCGGAAGGACCGGTATGGCAACACCATCTGCCAGAACATGAAGCCGTATTGGCTTTGCGTCCAGAACTGCGCGTTCTTTGCCTGGACCGGTGCGAGCGAAGCGCTCACGCCGCCCTCGCTCGCGCTGACCATCTGGCCGACGGCCGCCGCGTTGGAGCCGTCACCCGAGGCAATGCGATCGAGCAGGAAGGCGATATGCGCCGTGATGAGGTAGAGCAACTGCGCGCGCACGGTCAGGTCTTGCACAACCGACGCCGCTGAATTATTCAGGTACGCCTGCGCGAGAGCGAAATAGCCCGTGAGCGCCGCGTCCGAGTCGCCGGCGAAGGCCGGGTACTGCTGCCGGAAGGCAGCGAGATCGAACGCGACGACTCCGGCCGGCGTGCTCATGGCTTAGGGATCAGGCCGCCGCTTTCGCGGTGCCGTCCTTGGACTTGTCTTCCGGGTGCTGACTCGGATCGTAGCCCTCGAAGCCGGTCTTCTCGTCTTCCTTCTCGCGCGCCTCGGATTCGCCCGACCTCTCGTCCTTGGCGGCGAAGATGAAGCCGTTCACGTGCGCGGCCGACTTGCCGTGCTTCTCGACGATCCACGCCCAATCTTCGGCATCGACCGTCGACACGCCGTGTCCCATAACCGCGTAGCGCCCGGGCATGTCGGTAACTTGCAGGTCCGAGCGCTCATCCCCATACATCCCGATCAGGCGCACCGTGCGACCATCGGGCATGTTGTATCGAATGCCGTGCGGCAGCTTGCAGTACACCTTGACCGGCTTGGCCGGCGCGGCTTGCTTGGCGCCTTCCTTCGCTTGATCCTTCGTATCGTTCGTATCGGCCATGTCAGACTCCGAGCATCTGCTCGATGAAGTTCGGGTAGTAGATCACCGCGCCCCACGCGTGCCCCGATTTCTTCTCGGAGTAGTAGGACGAGTGCCGCACGACGCCGTGCGCTCGCATGCGCTCGGCATACGCCAGCTCGCCGGTCGGCTGACCTTCGACGTCCTGCGCGATCATTTGCACGAGGTTGCCGCTGGCCGTTGCGAACTCGGGGATCGTCTCAATCGTCATGTTCGGGTAAGCGAGCTTCAGACGATCGATGAGCACCTGGCCGTAGTTGTTTTGCTTGGTCAGGTTCTGCTCGGTGATGTTCGGGATACCGACCTTCACGCGCGACTTCGTGTTAATGAGACCGCCGCCCGAGGCGATAAGGTTCTTCCAGAGCAGCACGAAGTCGGCGTAGATTTCGTCGCTGTTCTTTCCATCCCAGGTCGTCGCGCCCGTCGTCGCGCCCGTCGTGGGAGCCACCGGCGCGATGAGTGCAGGATCGTTCATCGCGCCGTAGTTTTGCAAGCCCGACACGCCGAAAAGGAAAATCGCGTTTTCCTTCTTGCGCAGGACCAAAGCGGAGGCGATCTGCTGGCGCTGGGCGTAATTCAAGCGCGCCTTCGCCGCCACGTCCATCTGCTTGTCGCCCCACTGCGTATTCGTCTGGAACCCGTAGTTCTGGCGATTGGGGAACTGCGCATTGTGGCCCGACTGGCCGTTCTCGCTGAAGTCGCCGTACGTCGCCGTTTCACCGGTCGATTCGACGACCATGAACGTCGTCGTGTTCGTTGCCCAATCTCCCTTTTGCACGGCGCCGTAAAGCAACTCGGCGTTCATCGGGGCCACGAGCACCTCGATCACGCGCGGATCGAAGTAGTTCGTGAGCATGGCCGGGATGCCGTTGTTCGGCGTCGTGACGAGCGGGCCGGCCGCGTCCATCGCCGCGACGAGCTTCGTGCGCGTGGGCGCGTCGAGCAGCTCGGCGCCAGGCGGCAAGTAGATGCCGTAATCCCTCAGTTGGTCGAGCTTCATGCCAGGTTGCTCCAGGTCGAGATTTTGATAACCGAGCCGGCCGCGCCGCCGCGCTCAACCTTGAACGGCGTTTCGACGTTCAGGGTCGACGTGACAGTGACGCCGGTTCCGTTCGCGCTCGCGTTGGCGTTGAGCGTATAGGTGCCTGCGCCACCGGTGCCCGTGCCGAGCGCCGCGATATAGCTGCCCGCCGGGATGCCCGTGCCGCTCACCGGCTGGCCGACTTGAATGTTTGCTCCGCTGTTGGCCGTTACGGTCAGCACGTTGCTGCCCGAAGTCGTGTTAGCCGTGATGCCCGCGTTAGTGCTCGCGGAACCGGTCGCGGCGAACGACAGCGTACCGTCGCCGAAATTGGCGTAGACCTTCTGACCGGTCGTCGCAGCGTTTGCCGCCGACGAGGCGAAGAATTCGCCCTGCTGCGCGACCTGCACCGGAAAGCCCGACGGCACCTGCATACTGGCTTCCTGCAGGTAGTTCGGCAGGATGCCGTTCTGGTCGCGCATGGCAAAGCCGAGCGGCTTGCCAGTACCGGAGTTCGTGACCTGATTGTCGGTGTCCGTGCCCGGCCATACGAAGGCCGCGATCGTCACGGTGCCCTGCGCGTTGCGCGAGATCACCGAAATCGGGTTCATCGAGGAGCGGCTACCGGGGACACCGACCTCGGGCTGGAGTCGTACTGCGTTGGGGAATCCCATGATCGACTGTCCTTACGCGTGGTTGATCTTGGCGAGATGCGGGAAAAGCTTGTGCAGCTCGTCGACTGCCGCGGCGTCGGCTGCCGAGATCGGCGCCGGGTTCGCGCTCTTCGCGATCAGCACGTCGACGATGCCCGCATAGGCCGCCTTGTCGTGCTTGTCCGGCTCCATGCCGCCGACCTTGAGCGCGTGCGCGTAGATCTGCTCGGCTGAGTCGAAGGCCATCGCGTCGATGCGGCCAGTGATCGGCTCGACCTTCTGCGCGGCGCGGAAGCGCCCTTCGATCGATTGGCGTGCGGCCGTCGCGGCAGCGTCGGCCGCCGTTTTGATCTTCTCGTCCATCGCTCCGGCGTTCTTGGCGGACTCGGCCTTCTTCGCCTCTTCGGCGCGCTGGGCCGCTTCGTCCTTCGCCGCCTTCTCTTCCGGCGTCTCGTCGGACGCCCCCGAGCTGCCTTCGAGACGCGCGAGAATCTTCTTGAGCAGTTCGGCCATCTCGCCGTTCTCGGCATCCTTCGCGGCTTGCTGCTGCGCCTCGCCGAGTTGGTTCATCTCGTCGAGTGCTTCCTGCATGGCGGCTTGGGCCGACTCGGTGTCGAGCCCCTCATCCATCGCCACCTTGAGCTTGGGCATCCGCGCCTTGAGCGCTGCCAATTGCTTCGGGTTCAATTTCACGGTGCGTACCTGTTGGGGTGGAGAGAGTTTGGAGTCAGCGACCAGGACATCGGGCCCGGCGCGGCCCTCTACGACTGGCGTAACGTGATTTCCTTCAATCTGCGTCATGCGTATGTCGTATGGCGAGCCATTATATGAGCCGTTTTCCAAAATCGGAATGTAACGGTATGAACTCGACAATTCGCGTTGCTCGTCACTCTCAA